CTGCGGCCGGTAGAACACGTTCCAGTACATCGCGTAGCCGGACCACGAAAGGGCCGCCCGAGTCTCCGCGCCACCCTTCCAGATCTCCGTCGCGGCGAGCCTCGTGACCTGCGGGAGGTCGGATATCTGCTCCGGCGGCGGCACATACGCAGTCTCGTCGTAGACCGGCGCGTAATATTCGATGCAGGACAACGTGCGCCGAAGGTCCTGGTCCCGCGAGATATCGACGACCTTGAACTCCTTGACGACTCTCCCGACCTCGCCGAACGAGTAGGGCGTGTGGATCACGGGCGTCTTCACGAACGGAGTCGCAAGCGTGATGAGGTCGGTCGTCGTCTCCTCGGCTACGGACGCGACGGGGACCTCCTCGATGGTGTCGTCGTCCAGATGCCGGATGCGGATCGCGTAGGAGACCCCCGGCGACATCGTGACCTGGCGGTCGATCAGTACCGTGGCGGCACCGTAATCGTCCGGAGCATATGCGCCGTCCTCTCCGATCTCGGTTACTGCTCCATCCTGCCCGGTCTCCGTGACGATGCCTTCCAAGGTCCCAAGCGCTGCGAGGATCCGCCCGGAATAGCCGTACTGCGGGACATCGTGCGCCGCCTCCACCAAGTCCCCTACCCGGCAGGCGATTGCGTCCACATCCGCGCCCCAGGAGCCGGTGAGCGTCAAGTACCGGTTGCGGTTCAGGAGGCCCTGGCCGAACTTGATCGCCAAGTCACGCTTCGTGCATCCATAGAGGGTAGCCTGCACCGGGTTCATTTCCCGGTCGGATGCACTGACTCCCTGCTGGTAGAGCGTGACCGTCTGGTTCTCGTAGTCCAGGTCCTCGTCCTTGAACGTGACCTCGATGGAGGTCGCCCGGTCGTCCTGCGCCATCCACTCCTGGCTGAAGGAGTCCTTCACGATGTTGCCCATCGTGAAAAGGAACCGCTGCGCCGGTAGGGGTTCCGGACGATCCACGATGCAGGAGAACTTCGATCCCATCTGCACGACGGTCCCGCGCCCGTTGAGTCCGATCATCCCCAAGGCGCGGCTCAAGCTCATCGTCGCGTCGCTGTAGATATTGACCCTGTAGCCGCGCTCGTCGCACCACGCCGCCCATGCCGCGAAGTCCGCGTAGACGATGCGGGCCGCGGGTTCCCCGGAAACGTACACGGTCCCGGAATCGTCCCGCCACGCCCGATGCAGCAGATGATAGGACGCCCAGGCGGGATTATTTACCGCCTTGTCCTCGTAGGCCGCACCGGTCCACACCGGAACCGTGTCCCGCTCCGCGAGCACGTCGACCGTCGGCATCCCGCCTGAAATCTGATCGGTCGCCAACGCACGAATAGCAAGGAGGGTCGTGCCGGGACAGCTGAAATCATCTGCGACGCTCTCCTCGTAGTACTCGAAGTAAACGTCGTTCCCGTAACGAAACCCAGTCGGCGTGGCCTCCATGAGCTTCGCCCGCATCTCATACTGCGCGGCGGGAAGTCTACGCCGAAAGAAGATTTTCCTCAGCGGTTGCGTCTGTGCCCCGGTAATCGGCCAATGGTCGCCCGGTTGCCCGCTTCCTGGAAGTATCACGTCCCCTGCAGTGATCCACCGCCAAAAGAAGTACATCCCGGAGGTATTCGTGATCCCATAGTTCAAGGCAATATAGATGGACCCGAGAAATTGCGAATACGGCTCGCCGTCCTGGTGATCCGCATAAGTCGCGGACCCGACCTCGGCTTCTAACCAATACCCATTCGCCCAGGTCCCGGCGGACCATCTTGCCGATCCCACCACGTCCTCGTCCGCAGTATTCTCGGGGACGATGCGGATCCAGTCCGGGTCTCCGACGCGGCGGAACTCCATCAGAATCTTAACCGTCTGCGTCTGGAGGCCGCCATCGTCCGCGGCGTAGAACAGGCCCTTCGGAAGACTGATCCCGATGGCAATCGTATCGACCGTATTGCCGCCGGTTGTCCGCAATACCCAATCGGTCTCGTTCAGCTTCACTTGGACCGGCACGTCGGTGCGCGTATCGTTGAACGCCGGGATAATTGCCTGGTTCACCGCCCCCGGACGTCCCTCGATCGTCACGCCGCTGAAGTTCCCGGTCGACTTGCCGCCCCCCGTCAGGATGTTGCCGGAATCCGTGACAAGCGTCTTGTTGATGCGAACTGCGGAGAGCTTGTCACAGCGATGGCCCGCGACCGCGTAGAGTAAGTTGAGATACTGCTTGTCCTCCACGGTCTCTATGTATTGACCGATCAGCGGCGGGACGACCCGCATCTTGCCGAGCAGTTCGGGAAGCGGCCCTCCCTCGATAGTTAAATTCGTCGCCCTGTCCCAAGCGTAAGTAGGCGATGAGTCTAGGGTTCGCGTATTCGGCATGTTCGGCGTAGGGGCCAATGCCCCGATCGCCAACGCGCCGCCGATGACGATGCCACCTGCGATGGCACTTCCCACGAGGCCAACAGAGGACATGCTGATAATACCCAGATCAAATATCCGGGATGAGGCATACAACCCCAACTGCGGCGCGACCATGATGAGCCCGAGCATCGCGACCAGCGCGAGGATGTTCTTCCCGCCGCCTTCCTTCCCAGGTACGGCGCAGAACGCGACGGAGCATCCGGCCTTTGGGATCAGGTCGAACTTGCACTCGTCGATGAGCAGCCTGCCGTCGAGCGCGACCTCGACGTGGTAGTCTCCGAACCCTCCGGGATAGAACTCCTCGACGAGTTCCCCGATGGAGCGGCCTTCATCAACCTGCCGAATCTGCCGGGAAACGAGCGGATCGAATGGATTCCGCACACATGTTACGATTACCTTGCCCATTTATAGAACCCGGCGATGCGGCCCTTCCAGTAGGGATCGTCCAGTCGGACAAGATGGGATTCTCTTTTCTTCAATGTGTGCAAGAATCTCCCATTCCCGAGGTAGACACCGATGTGCTGGACCGCGTCGGGCACCCTCGGATCGATCCGCATGGCGACGACGCATCCGGGTTCGGGCTCCTCGACACACCGCCATCTCTCCTTCTCCGCCTCATAGATCCCATTGATGGCAGCAGAGTTGAAGCAGGAGACGGTGAAGTCAGGAACTTCATAGCCGAACCGCTTCAGGGCAAGTCGCGCCAGCCCCCAACAATCAGCCCCATTGAGCGTGCGCCCCCCATCGACGAAGGGGACTCCGATCAAGTCCCTGAATTGAGAGAGATCAGGCAATCTGAATCCCTCCGCTTCCCACGCCAGGGGAACCGCCGAACCGGGTCGAATTGCTCCGCTCGCGGCATGCGAATAGCGTCCCGCCGCAGGTTGTGAACGAACCCGCCGGGGCACCGCACAAGGGGGCCGTCCCTACCGGATAATTGAACCCGCCGATCTCTAGGAACCGGCAATGATTCTTCAGGATGCGGCTCTTTGGGTACCGCTTGTTGGCCGGGTTCGCCGCACCGACGATGAACGTGGCCCAGAGTGCGTCCGTTTTCTGTTTCTTGAGTTCGCACACGTGCTCGACGACCGGTACGCCGGAAGAGAGGTCCTTAGAGTTTAAGACGAGGATTCTAACCTCAATCGGCGAGTACCCGCTTGTCTTGCAGTACAGGTCATACGCTTGGACGTAGCCTTCCATGACGCGGCTGACGTTGCCAATTCGTATAGTTGTTTGCGGTACTTCATTAGAATTTTCATTAATAGGTTCATATTTAAAAGGGAAGGATTGCCATAGATTCCCACTCCACGTCACGTCTTCTTTGTTATCGGTGACTCGAATCGGCTCTGCAACACCAGGCAATCGTATTTCAAGTGCACCAAAGAACACCCCATCCGTCGCAAGTTTATTTTTCTCGGCGATGACGACGCTACTCAGCGGGAGTGGCACCTAGATCTCCTCGATTGCGACCTGTACCGCCCGATGCCCCTTATTGGAATGCGACCATTCGAGGGAATCGCTTACGAACGCGACGGACCACACGGTTCCCGTGACGGGCTCCGTCCAGTTGTCGATCTGCATCCCCTGGTTCGCCTTGAAGAATGTCCGCAGGGTCTGGAAGTCGGCCTCCGACATATTTGCCCATACGAGGTTCCAGTCTTCCTTCGCCACGGTCGCAACCTTTCTGCGCTGTACGTATCCGGCCTCGAACGGAGTGCGGATGATCTGCAGGCGCACCCGTCCCGAGGTCGAGTATGTCGGTGCCGCAATGCTCGGCCAGTTCGCCATTTAGGTCCCCAGCACCAAATTCTGAAGTGTGTTGCGCGACCCGAAGCGATTCCTGCTCACGGCCCCAAGGAAAAGGGTGACAACCGCACGCTCGCCGTCGAAGCTCTGCGTCTGCTGCGTCACCTCCATCGGCTGCCCGGGCGGGTTGATGATCTCGATCTTGAGCGGTTGCGTACTGCCGCCGTTGGGGATGATCGTCCCAGGGACCATCGGCGCGAACTTCTCTATCCCATGCTCGCCAACATCGTAGGTGAACCCTGGATACACGGGGCCACCGGAAGCCCGACCGCCACCAGGGGTAAGCCACGGCATCGCATCGCCGATATCGGTCCACGGTAGGAAGGACCCAAGGGCTCCCGCCAGTGGTGCCGTTATGTTCGCCCGGATGGCGATTCGCATGAGGTCGGCAATCACGGAGTTCGCGAAGTCCCGGAATTGCGCCTTGCCGGTCATGAGAGCGTCGACGAGGGCATCCTCGAATTTTCGGAACGTGTCGAGCGCGACCTGACCGACCTGCGCCAAGTACCCCGTCGCGGTGGTGTTGGCATACTTCCAGAGCTGCGCATAAGTGGAGATGTATTCCTGATTGTCGGAGAGAATGGTCTGCTGATTACCGAGCCCTTCGTTGATGAGTCGAATCGCGGTAGATATATCACCGTATTGCACCGCTATATCGAAGATCGCCTTCTTATGGGCGACCAATCCTGCGTTCGCCACATCTACATTGATGCCTTGGCTTTTGTAATATGCCGCATTCTGCTCCGCTTGGAACTTCTCGACCCCGCCCAGTTCGCCGAGGATCTTCTTCCTTTCGTTCAGCTTCTTGATGATGGCGTTGTATGCATCGATGAAAGATGTTGGTACGGGGGTCTCTGCGTCGATATTGTACGCTTTAATCAATGCCCTAATCGTCTTCTCCGCCTGCTCATCGACCGAGGCTAACTCCCGCACAAGCGGGTCTGCAT